CTTAGAACTATCTTTGAAGCTCCAAAGAGAGCGTTAGAAGGTCAATTTTCTGCGTTTTCTAAACGAGAAAACTTTAGAAATGATGATGAGTATAACAAAACTATGGACATAATTGAAAAAGCGATACGCACAGGGACAGAAAATACATATAATTTTAATGTTGGCGAAGATGGTGTTATCAACATTGATTTAACAGCGAAGTAATAAATGGGCAAAGTAGTTTTAAATACGCCACAAGGCAAAGTAAACATCACAATCGCAGGTGAAAAACCTACAATTGAAGAGTCCATACAGATTAATAATATAATTAGAAAAGCTCGTGGTGGACAAAATATATCAAAAGATGAACCCACAACTGGTGATAAGCTCGAACAATTGTTTGATAAAAATACAGGAATAAAGAGTAATGCACTTCGTTCTGCGTTAAGTTTTGCTGAAACTAATGATGAAGAAGAAGCAATTCTTAATAAATTTGATTTAACTGATGATGATTACCTTAGAGATAATAGAGGAAGATTAGCTCTTACACCCTCTGGTGCAGCTAAATTTGGTCAAGAAACAGATAAAAATATACTTATAGATGAAGAAGGATTTAGTCGTTATGACTTTTCAGATCTTGCTGGTGTAGCACCTGAATTAGTAGCTGGTATAGGTGGTGCTATAGCTGGTCAAGTGGCTATTCCAATTCCTATTTTGGGTGCTGCAATTGGTGCTGGATTAGGAGCTGGTGGAGGTCAAGCTATAGAAGAAGTTGGCGAGGCTGTCGCTGGTGTGCAAAAACAAGACATTGGAGATATAGCCAGTGATGTTGGTAAAGAAGCAGCGATAGGTTTTGTAAGTGATTTAACTTTTGGACTTGCAGCAAGTGCCTTTAGAGCTGTAAGAAGAGGTGTTACTCCTGGTAAAGATTTAACAAAAGCAGAAATGGATGTCGCTGGTAAATCTATATCTGATCCTGTTGATGAAGCTGGTAATGTTATTAAGCCTGAAGATTTTAACAGATTATCTCCAGATGAAAAGCTTGCTGCAATAGAAAGAGGTGGTTTTGGTATTAAGCCAACTCTGTCTGCTATAAGAGCACCATCTATCGTAGCAAGAGTACAAGCCATTGGTGAGAAAATATTTAAAACATCAGACAGGTTAAAAAATAACAACGATAAAATTAAAACTATAATTGATACTTACAAACAAAAATTCGATTTAGGTGGTGGTGACGCTGTTAGCGTTGGAGATATTTTAAAACGTGGCATGGTCGATAATAATCAAAAACTTATGGAAGAAGAAGCAAAAGCTGTAAAAGAAATTATTAAACAAATGGAAGGTGCTGTAGGAACATTTAAACAAGCAGCAAAAGTCAATGGTTCTGTTGATGGGGATTTGTTTACATTATTTAAAGAAGCATCAGATAATTTTGATGAGTTTATTACAGGTAAGTTTAGTGCAGTTGATGATATATTAAGAGATCCTGCTCTTGATGGTGCTGGTCGTCAAGGATTTTTATTTTTAAATGATTTTGCAAGTCAATTGCAAAGAATAAAAAAGGATTTTGCACCACAAATCGCAAGTCCAAAAAATGCTGATGGTCAAGCTTATCGAGAAATAATAGGTGCATTTGAAAGTATAGCTGGAAAATTAAACAAAGGTTTAACAGGAAAAGTGTCTTTCAATCAACTTTATAATTTAAGAAAAACAATAAGTGATTTAAGATTAACATCTAGTCAAACTGTAAAAAAAGAATTAGTTGGACCTGAAGGATCACCTGGAATATTAGATAAAATTGATAAAATATTTAAAGATATGGGTGATAGAGAGAGTGATCTTTTTAGAAATTTAACAGCTAGAGTAAGTGATACGGCAACAATGCGTAAATTTGAAAATGCTGGTAAAACACTTAAAGATGCACAAACAGAATTTTTTGAGGGCAAAAGACTTTTAGAAGATTTATACACATCTACTGCAATAAAAAACTTAGACTTATATAAGCCAGTTCCAGGTGAAGTAGATAGAATACCAGCAAATATAGATATATATCGACAAGTTGTAAAACCTAACAATGAAGAGTTTTTACAAAGAGCAACTCAATTTATAAGAGATTTTGGCACTAAACAAGGTGGCAGAACTGGAGAGCAAATTGCAGATGAATTTGTTGCAAGAGCTGCAAATCAATTTTTAGAAGATTCTATTGAAAGATCAGGCATACTTAATTTTAAAAATGTAAAAGATTTTAATGGGACTCAGTTTGCTAAATCAATTAAGGGACTTGGCACGACTGCCAAAGAATTGTTTGGAGATAAAACAGATGAAATATTGAAACTTGCTGATGAAATAGGCTCAGTTAAAATAACAGGCTTGGAATCACAAAGAGTTTTAAATCAATATATTAATGCTGCTGGAGATACAGAATCAATACCAGGACTATTGCAAAAATTAAGGGGATTATCAGATACTCAAAAAATATTAGCAAGAGAACAAAAAAATAGAATTATAAAAAAATTACAAGATGAAACATTAGATTTAGATCCGTTAGAGGCTTCAAGATTTTTAGTACAAAGACAAACTAAAAACTCTGAAATCAGACCTATAATTAATTACTTCTTTAAAAATAAAGACGATGCTGCGATACAAAAAATTAGATCTTATTATATGAATAGTATGATAGATGATTTTGGCGAATCATTGATGACAGATGGTAAGTCTTTAAATGCTTTTGCAGATAGAATGTTAGATGCTGCAGCCGATGGTAAACTACGAACAATTTTTGGTGACAAAATGGGAAAAAGTATGGAGGATTTTGCTAACATACTTAAATTTAATGCAAGAGCAGCAGAAGGCGGAGATCTTGTTGCAGCCAATATAGCAGCTTCTCCATTTCAAAATTTAGGTAAGCTTGCCAAGTTTACAGTTTTAGGTAATAGATTGTTATCTCAAAGTTATTATGATGACATTATAGCTCAATACCGAAACATAACTTTAAAACAATTTAGAAGTCCAGCAGAAAGAGCTAAAGATTTTGGCTCTAAGATGGGTAAATTATTGAGTCAATCACTTGGACAAACTATTGATAACACTGTTAATGAAGTTGAAGATCAAGTAGATGCAGTTCTTGAAGGTTCAGGTGTTAAAGATCAAATGAGAAATGTTAGACAACAAATACAACCAGCTATTAATCAAGCTAGAACAAGTG